TACACCGGCATCAGCTTGCCAATAAAAGCATTAGCCATATCTTAATCTCCAAAAACTAAAGTGAAGTCAACTTCAAAAACCGGACGTCCGGAATCAGTCCGGTATGGGCCAATCACGTTAGTAACGGATTGCGCGCCACAGACGTCATTATACAAACTTTCAGTTATAAGCGCCTTTCTTATATTCTCTGCCACGAGTCGATGCGCCGTGAGCGAGCCATTAACCTCACCGAATACGGCAATGAACATTGTTGGCGATTGATACACATCTGTATTTGCATCCACGCCGCCATCAATCTTAATCAGCACTACCTTTTCGGTCGCGGTAGCTGGCTCGACATATTCAGAAAGCTGCACGGTATAGCCAGTTAGCAGGCCGAGCGATGCCAGCTTTTCCTTTACCTGATACTCAGGCAGATCGAATTTAGTCATAGTTTGTACCCGTTAAGAATGATGTTTCTGATTTCAGCCTGCGGGCCTTCATCTTCAAAACCAGACTTTAGGAAATGCGGCTTCGCAGATTTCTTTTTGCGCGGAGTCCATGGGTTTGTACCATCCGGGTCTTCTAGGTAAACGGCGTAGTTTTGCATGTACCAAACCTTCCCAACAACATGTCCACCATATGAGTCAACCGTCTTTAACTGGCTATTGATGAGTGCCGATGTATCCACTGGCGTGTAAAGTTTCGCCCATGCCGCCCCGGTAGCCACCACGGCAGTGACAACCTTCAGTGTTTTAGTTTCTGATACATCCTTTACTACGCGACCGTAATTAGACCTAACTCGCGAAACACCTTTCAGCGGCATATGCACCTCATCAACAAACAATCGTCCAGTCGTTGCGAGTCTCGCCGAACATGGAAATGTCATCCTGAATCACCGAGCGGATTGGAAACGACACGCCTTGGCAGGTAGCTGTGTCGTTAACGGTCGGAGCAGGTGACGGCGTTCCGTCCGGCTTGATTAGCTCTGTCCATATTGTCATTGCTGGCGTGAACTCGATGCCGTTCTTGTCTGTGTATTTCCTATCGCCACCAATGCGGAACGTGCATTTGATGTCGTATGGAGTGCCAGCAATAACGTCCCCGAACTCATCGCGCACACCTTGCGGCTTAATAGTTGCGACGCTGGTATATGACCAATTGGATATAGTGCTCATCGCGGCGCATTCCTTCCGCCAATGGCGCCAATAAAGATGCCAGTATCAACAATGCCGCTCAATGAGCCGCACGTATCAAGCTGCATTGCCAAGCGTCCATATGAGGTGGCAAACAGACCATTGCCTTCCTTGCCAAGGTCATACGTCTGAGCCGCCCCGTTAGGCGCTCGCTGGCTAGATACGCGCCGACCGTTCGACAGCGTGACAAAGTGCGCAATCAGGTTGTACCCGATAATCTTGGTCATGTTATCTGACCAGCACACGCCAGCGTCGATAAACTCCTGCACGTAGTCGATGTAAGCCTGAATCACTACATCCGGCGCGTTAACCTCTGGGTGAAATTGATTGAACTCTTCAAGCGTCAGTGTGACAGCCATTTATCCCCCTAGCCCGAAATAGGCGGCAGCGGCGGCCAGCGCGGCGGTTAACCCGTATTTTAAAACCGCACCAATGATTTGTTTATTGGCCGCCATGATTGGCTTTTCTTCTGCGTCCTTTAGCTCAATCTTTCTTACCCTCTCCTCCAGCTTTGAGTGGTCTTGCTTTAGGTCTCTAATATCTCCGCCGAGTGAGTCCTTCATATCTCGCAGTGCGCTATTTATGTCGCCTCGTAGCTCAGAGAATTGGCTCATAAGTTGCTGCACCTGCCCGCTCAATAGCCCTATGGCGCGATCAATGTTTTGGCCGCTTCCGCCGTTCATCTGTGAGTCACCGTTAAAGTTTTACGTCATGCAATGATAACACCTTTTTATTAGTTGGCATTAGCTTTGCATGTAATGTAAACTTGCAGTTAGTCAAACAATTCTATGGAGATGCCTATGAAGCGCGGGATTAAGGTATACAAGACCATGGCAGAGCGTCGTGAAGATGTGATCGCAGAGTACAAAGCCATGAGCGAAAAGCCGCTGACGGTTGGCGAGTTTGCTGACAAGCTGGGGATCACTCGGGCGTATCTTTACAAAATGGGGTTGAGTGCGCCAGTTTTGAACAAGTTGGTTGTTGACAGCCTTTGATGGCGTAGGTATCTTGGTCGTGTCAACTAACTAGGAGAAATCAATGACCCGCATCGAGAAAATCAAAGCCGCCGCACAGAAGGTGAAACAGGGACGTGTCAAGGTATACAGCAAGGAAGAAAAGAAGCTGTTCGACTCATTGAAGCAGGTGTGCGCGAATGTTGTTATTGACAAGGCAAACTGCGTCCGCAAGCGTGCAAACGAAATCGACGAACAGAATTACATCAAGCAGATGTCGGAATGAAAAAGCCCCCATTGCGGGGGCTTTAAATTTACTTGTTCCCAAAGAGAACACATTTTTTGCCAGAGAAGCTGGTCTTGGCGCAGAAGCCTACAGCAGACCATTTCACGAAAGCGAAATCGCTGTTGTGGAACTGGCGCGGAACGGCGTAGGTATTGATGCCCATGCCTACCACGGGGTGCAGGCCCATCTGGTCATCCCAGTACATGATGAACTTGCCACCAGTCAGCGCGGAGTCAATGTAGATTTCCGCAATACCTTCCAGCTTCAGTACGAGGTCTTTGATGGTGCCCAAAGTCCATGTATCAGCACTCACGAAACGCTCCATGTTGGACATGGCGGCGGCAGATACACCAATGCGAACCGGGTTTACGCAGTTGTTGGTGATGCGCAGGCGGTCACGGGCCGTCTTGATCTCGGTCTGGATTTCCTGAGCGGTTGCGGTCGGAGAGCTGATGTCAACGGTCGGCACATAGGTGTCAACGGTGGTTTCGGAGCCGGAAGTCAGACCAAGCCACTTCTGCCCATCAACAGACAAGCCAGCATTACCAGCAAACAGGAAGCTGTTCATGGTGCGCATCAGTCCAAGCTCTGCCTCGCGAGCGTCGTCAACCAGAGCGTCGAAACCTTCTGAGCGCATGGCTTCAACATCACGCCAGCTTCGGCCAAAGCCCTTGTCGTGCACAGGAACGATCACGCCAGCGTAACCGTAGTCGGTGTGATCCAGCTTCACGCCAATCTGACCAGACATGGAGGTTTGACCATTGTCCATGTCTGAGCTCTTGCGGTACTCGTACAGGGTCTTGCCGATGTTAACCGGGCGAGCCTTCTGCATCAGGCGGGTCAGGGTTGCAAACTCACCCATGGCGTTGACTTCGATCTTGGTGGTCGCGTCAAACTCGCGGTAAGCCTCGGCAGGGCTGCGGCCAGCGTTGGTCATTTGCAGGAAGGCTTGCATTGCCGGATCGCCAGCACTGCGCAATTCCTGCACGTGGTTCCACTGAGCCTGCATTGCCCGTTTTTCTTGCGCGTTTTTAGCCAGCGCTTGGCGAATGATCAAGGACATAGTTTCTCCTTATGCCTTATAAGCCAGAACGAGCTGACCAGCGGCGGAAGTGGTCACGGCCTCTTCCACGAAGAACAGCGGAACATCGGCGCCAGCAACACCCTTCTCCAGCAAGCCACCAGCGGAAGCCTTGGATGTCAGGAAGTCACCCTTTGCCAGAGTCTGGGCGGTCTTGCAAGCCACGTTAACGAACTGGCCTGAGCGCAGGCGCACAGCGCGAACGGTATCACCGATAGTCCACGGAGTGGTGATGTCACCCTTGAAGCCAGAGCCTCGCTCAACAACAACCAGCGCCTCGGTGGCATTGGTAGCGGCAGCGTTAAGCAGCGCCAAGGTATTGCCAGAGCGAGTTACAACGTAGCCAGGAACAAGCGCCACCGCGGAAGTGCCCTCTGCGTAAACCGGAGTTTCACCGATTTCGACAGGGCCTTGGAAAATTGCACGTTTAGCCATTTCGAGCCCCCTTATTCCGGCATCGGTTCAAATTTCGGAGCTTGGCTGAAGCCACCAGCACCGTTAGCCACCACCACGCCAGACTTGGCGAGCAGGCCATTCAGAGACTTAACGCTCAACTTCTTGGCGTCTTCCAAATCCATGATGCCAGCGTTGGCAACCTGAGCGGCCACGGCGTCAATCTCGGCTTGAGCGGCGGCTGCATTGGCGGCCTTAAGCTGCTTGATTTCCTCGGCCAGCGCATTGACAGCTTCCAGCACCTCGGAGTTTTTCTCCTTGGTTTTGCCTTTGCCGCCTGCGTTGTCCATTTCTTCTTCGTCTTCCACTTTGGCCTTGGGCTTCATGGATTCGTTATAAGCAGCAAACAGCGCATCGTCGTCCAGACCTTCGGTCTTTACGCCTGCTGCATTGAGTGCGGCAAGGATTTTCTCTTTCATCGGATCGACCTCGTTATATTCGATGTTGTTAACAACAAAGCGATTATATTCCATTTCAGCATTAACACCAAACTTCTTGCCAAGCCAATTCAAAAATTGTGCCAACTTAGAGTTTGGCATGGTTTTTTCCATCTTGGATTTGTAGTGCTCGACGTTCGCAATGATTCGTTGACGGTCTGATTCAGCCACGGATTCGGCGTTAATTGCTTCGAGTGCTGCGGGAACTGCATATGGTCGCCCATCGATTACGTCAGCAAACGGCATCTTGTACGCGCCGAAATCGCCAACGTTATTAGCGTCGAACTCCATGAAGAATTTGCGATAGTTTGTGCTTGGTGCGGATTCTGAGCCGGAGAATTTGCGGATCCGGTTAACAGCCTCGGTCTCGTTCCATTCGTAATCAGCCGGAGCGAGCGGCAAGGACAGGTTTGGAGAGCAGGCGTTTACGTGCAGCTCCGCGACCTCTACGGCGGATTCTCCGTTCCCGTTGGTGAACATGCCCACTGCCTCGGTGTTGTTCTTTGCACCGGGCTCTGACTCTGGATTCAGGATTGCGGAGTGGTCGAGATTCGCCACTGACTCTACGCGCCAGTCGTATTCTTCCCCGTCTGGCCCAATGCCGTTCTCCTCGACGATATACAGCTCAAGGCCGGTTGAGCGGTCGATTGGCTGGCGATTGTTGATACGCTCGATAAGCCACGCTGCATTCTCGTTTTCGGCGGCACGTTTCATGTCGATGTATGTGTTCGACACCAACTTGTCACCAACCAGCCGCCAATCAGAGTCGAATGCGAAGACGTTATGCGCCGACATAATCAGCGGGTCATTTGCCGAGATGAAGTTGCCTTGCTCGTCAGATGGGTGTGACAGTGGGGCCGGAATGCGGGCATTGCTTGCCATCAAGTCCTTTGCCAGCTCATCGAATGCCTTTGCTGTGTACAGCCCGCGATTCATGACGGAATCACGAATCATGTGGGTCACGCCTTCGATGACGGTAAATTCGGTATATACGGCCTGATTGTTAACTCGGCCAGAGAACAGGCGCTTAGTCGAAACGTTGCCCGTTACTTGAGAATTGCAGTGAATGACTTTGCGCTTCATTGCCATGTCCATGTTAGATGTGATATGGACGATTATACAGAGACGCGCAGGAATGACAAAGCCGCCTAGTGGCGGCTTTGTTTTTATGGTTTTGGATGGTTAGGGAGTGGCATCCAGTGAGTAACATCAACATTTCTAGACCAGCATCCGCACGCATAATACAAAACATCCATGTACTTACTTGTGTCACCAACAACTAAGCATAAAACATCTTCACACTGATTTGGCATTGTTTCATCAACATCAATCCATTCATCCATCACTCCACCTCCCTCACGATGCGGCGTTCGTCGATTTCAAAAAGATCGTCATCATAAAGGTTGTACTCCGCCCCGCAAACTCTCCATGCTTTAGCGGTTAATGAATAGAACGCAACTTCATGTCCGATTGCACGGTCAAACAAAATCCAATAGTATCCTTCTTCACGCATATCTATATCCTAAAAAAATATCAAACAATCCGTCAGCGCAACAACGATTGCGACTTGCGACAACGAGTACAGAGCAAAGCGGATCACTTCTTCATCTCTCGATAGCAGAGTGACGCCACTTCTGTTGCAAAAGACCGAGACTCCTTGATCTGGTATTCCTCTGTTGAATATCGAGGCAGCGCGATAGCATCCAAGGCGATACCTTGAAAAATATCATCATCACCCGCGATCTCGATGATCTTTGACGCTGGAACCCCTTTTTGATTTGCCAGTGATGCCATGTAGGCAAGTTCTTCAATGGCCTTGCAAGTGCCTACTTGTGTTGCGGTCAGTGCCGCAGCAAACATAATTCCAATCATCACATCTTCCTCCAGTCAATCACGCGACACCCGCTAAACACATTCCACTTCTTGCCATCCCACTGCTTGATGCACCATTCGTCGCACAGTTTGCCGTGAACAGTCCAGTTGATGCGGACGGTGTATGTTCCTGGGCGAGTTGGGTTAGGCTTCAATGTCCGACTCCTTGACGAATACGCCGTCAATCATGCGACCTTTCCGGTCTTTGATTTCAAGATACGCCAGCTTGATGCAATTCTCGATGCGCAGTCCTGATTGCTCAGCAAGTATTGTCAGCACGACAACCATGTCACCAATCGAATCGGCAACCATCTCCTCGTTGCCCTTGGCGATACCTGCCGCAAGCTCGCCATGCTCCTCGACCAGCTTGACCATTTGCCGGAACCGGTCGCTACCTTCAATCAGGTTTCTATCGCGCGCCCATTGGCGAATTTCGTTGAAACGTGGCATTAGACAATCCTATGTGTTGTGATTACAAGTCGTTCATCGCTGCCAGACTTGGCGAGAATGGCCATGTTTGCGGCGCTGAATGTTACTGTGTTGAACGTGCCGGAGTGAGCGTAGATGCAAGCCTGCAATGAGCCGGAAAGGCATTCCCGGCTCGGGCCTTTCGGTGTGCAACTGTCGTTTCGGAATTCGGTGGTGTAAATCATATAAACCTCAAATCATCTTTTCAGCTACTGGTTTGCAAATCCTTCTGATTTGCTCCATGTCAATATCAGGGAATGCGTCTCGCATTGCAGACCAAACTTGGTTGGCCGTGTTGCTATTTCTTACCACCCTAACGAAATACATTTTGATTTCGCACTCGATGTCATCGTTCATTTGTCGCTCCAATCAAGGTTTGTTTCTACAGGCTCAAGTGCGCCCGCCGGATAAATCTGCACGCTTCCAGGTTCTCGCTCGCTCTCTATGCAGTAACCAACGTCAGTGAGTTCTGTAGAGTAGTAGCCAACTACCCTGCCTTGCCACGATGAGCCTGATTTCTTGCGCAGTCTGGTTCCGATTATCCATGCGCCTAGCGGTGTGAAAATCTTCATGAAATCTCCTTGGTTGACGCCCTAAATGTAGCGCCAAGGTGATGCGATGTCAACTAACAAATCTCTTGGGGAGGTTGAGGGAGGTCTGGGGATCCAGCCTCCCCATCCGCAGGACGCGCCAGCACTGGCTTTATATATATAGGGGGAGAAAAGGATTAATTCATTCATTCTTTCTATTTATACTATTTTTTATGTTTATGTACGTGAGGGTGTTTTTGTGGAGCGATGGAAACGGGCGCAAAGTTGCCCCCACATCCCCCGAATCGCTCAAAGCTAGGCGTAGCGCGGCTTGGCGCTGGGGATGCAACCTCCCCACAGCATCCCCATTGGGAGATTCGTTGACACTCATCGCGGCATGTTAGATAATGTCAACTCAACAACAAGAGGTGAAACAAGTGGAAAATCAACACAGAAAGATTTCTGGATGCCGCGAACTGAGTCAGCAAGAGATCGACCTGATGAATCGCATCAAGGCCAAGGGATCGGAGCTGTTGGAGTTGCAGGCAGAGCTGGCAGATATGCTAAATCATCAGCACGTCAAGAAGGCAGTCAACGAAGGGCGCTATCCTGATGAGTTAGCGCGTTTCCGCTCAGCCGACCCGATAGCTTGGGCCGGTGTTGGCAAGGTCGATATTCAGACCGGCATCATGGCGCTAGTGCGAGCCATCGCCCAGCCAGTTGGAGTTTGAACATGACCGAAGAACAGCGCAAGACAGGCCGTCCACGCAAAGACGCAACCGTGCAAGCCATCGAATCCGTGCTGGGAGAGTCGCAACCGTCCGCCGCATTGTTGGCTGCTCTTGTGTTGCCGCAAATCATCGCAACCTATGGCGCTGGGCACGTGGAGTCGAATTGCAATCTTGCGATGAAATATGCGCGTGAGTTGTTGACACTGGATGGTGAGTAAACTAAGATTTGAATTGTGGTGAATGCGCAGGCTGAGACTTATTATGGGTATTGTGTATAAGCTGACTTTCTCGAATGGTAAGTCGTACATTGGCATAACAACGGAAAGCTTGTCTCGCAGGGTTCAGCGGCATGTGAACTACGCCAGGGCTGGCAAGCCATATGCCTTGTCCGCAGCCATTAGAAAATATGGAGAGGATTCATTTTCATCAGAAGTCATTGGCAATGCTGACAACAGAGAAGATCTATGCATGATGGAGATGTTGGCCATTGAGGCGCACATAACCATGTGCCCGCATGGATACAACATGACAGGCGGAGGTGATGGGTCAAGGGGAGTAAGCCCAGCAACCAATACTCGCAGAAAAATATCTCAGTCACTGGCAGGAAGAAAGCTCTCAGCTTCACACAGGGCGGCGATTGGCATAGCTCAGCGAGGGAAGACCATCCCTCAGGCAACGCGAGAGAAAATGAGCAAGGCCCACCAAGGAAGGCCACCCATGTCGGAGGAGCAGAGAGCCATCAGATCTGAAGCAGCGAAGAGGCAGCACGCTGCTCGCAGAGAACAAATGAAGGTGGCATGAGCCGGAGATCAGCACCGGCCACCACACGCCAAGCCTGAAGCTTAAAGACAGGCAAAACAGGCCGCACGGCGACACTTGCGAAAGCATGGGCCTACTCACCAGAAATGGCTGGTTCCGCGAACCGTAAGAGTGTAACGTCAATCTGGTTGTGGTTTGACTGCAATCAACTAGAGGGGGTGATTCCTATCTTGACAGCCGGAACAGACGGCGCGAAATACTCGGAGCACTGTCGAGCGATAGAGTGAGGAGTGCATAACTGTGATTGCTTTGTGATGTACGCAACGGATGCGCAGCCACCGTACGTGGCGGGATGGTTGGTTCAAGTCCAACCCATCGATTGGTGACGACCAATAGCAAAGCAATCAACAGTTGTGGCGCAGCTAACAGGAACTCGGCGCGGTGGTTAGCGGATTTGCGCAGATGAGTGAAACAATCAATATTACCGAAGCTACACATTCCACCTGAAAACATTGGTTTTGTGGCATAAAGTGAACAGGATTACACTATCCCTTTGGCGCATGGGCAGAGGCGAAACGGAAAGCGAAGACGGGCGGACTCCTTACCCATCAGCTCCGGACGAAATGCGCAAGGCAGGGTTTTATACTTTTATCCCACATGCTGGTAGTCTCGCCAGTGCCGAAGAGAGACAGGAATAACCCGCTTCGGCGGGTTTTTTCTTGCTTGCTGTGTCAACTGATGCTAGTCTTGGCGAGTCAACTACGCAAGGAATGCGCAATGAACATCAAACTAAACCCAATGCCAGCAACGCCATTTGAAGCGGTTCACGCTGCGGCTGATGTGCTTAGCTGGCTTGGATTTACAAACTACGTCAAGCATGGCCACGAATGCCGGATTGACGTGATGGAGCATTGCGACCTGCAAGTCGTTGTTGATTACGCCGGCAGTCAGGTTGTGATTGTTGGATTTATGGATGGAGTGGAGATTTAGCATGTCACTTTTGGAATTCTGCCAAACTGAACGCCAGCGCGAGGTGATTGCGCTTTATGAAGAATTTGGCGCATCAGGTGCCGCAAAGAAGCTTGGTATTAACGACACAAACGTTCGCAAGACAGTTAGGCGCGTCAAAGGCATCGCGGCAAAGCGCGGCCATGCACCTGAGTTTGACATGACCAAGAAGGCACCAGAAGGATATGCCATTCGCGGCACGTCCACGCTCTACGATGCAGACGGCAAAGCTAAGTTGCAATGGGTCAAGACAAAGGTCGATGCTGATGCGCAACTCGCCATGATGCGCGAGGTCGTTGAGGCGATGGCTGAGGAGATCGAACCTGTAAAAATATCTGAACCTTGCAGGTTTGAAACAAACCCAAGACTTGTTAATCAGTACACATTTACAGACCACCATTTCGGCATGTTGGCCTGGAAAGGTGAAAACCTTGAGGCTGATTATGATCTTAAAGAAGCTGAGAGATTGCTAGTAGATTGGTTTAAAGCTGCAATAGAGCAATCCCCAAACTCAAGCAAGGCAATACTAGCCCAGCTCGCAGATCTTTTACATGCAGATGGGTTAACACCAGAAACACCAAGTAGCGGGCACACGCTCGACGCTGATAGCAGATTCAGCAAGGTTGTTCGAGTCGTCATTCGAGTTATACGCCAAGTAATTTCAATGTTGCTTCAAAAGCATGAACATGTGCATGTTATTATGGCTGAGGGTAATCACGATCCATCAGCAAGTGTATGGCTGCGAGAGATGCTCAATGCTCTGTACGAGAACGAGCCGCGAATCACTGTGGACACATCTGCAAGCCCATACTACATGCACAAGCATGGTCGCACAGTACTGTTCTATCACCACGGACACCTATCACGATTCGATAAAGTCGCATCAGTAATGGCCTCAATGTTTCGCAAGGAGTACGGTGACAGTGATTTCGCTTATTGCCATATGGGTCACCTTCATCACAACAAGCTTGTTGAAAGCAACCTAATGACAGTGGAACAGCACCAAACTTTGGCCGCTCGTGACGCATACGCAGCGCGAGGCGGGTGGCTGTCAGGAAGGAGCGCAAAGGTGATTACGTATCATGACAAGTTTGGAGAGGTTGGCAGGACGGTAATAAACTACGAGATGATTGCATGACACTAGCCCGCATTAGCGGGCTTTTTCTTTCCGAGCAAACCGTCCCAATCGGCGATATAATGCACAAAACCACTCGGAGATATTGGCATGAATCTTGTATTGGTTAAGGGTGTATCGACGAACCTTTACGCCGCAACAGGCATTTCGGTTGGTACGCAGATTAGGGTGCAGAACCAGAGCGAGCAGCTTCTAACTTTAGCTGATTCGTCTGCTGGGCTGGCTCGTGATGCGACTGGCGACTGTCTTACTGTGCGGCTATTTGAATCAGCAACAAACGTCGCGTCCGCAACCGGTGCGTGGGCAAAGGCTGAAACAGGAAACTGCCTGATCAACGTAAGAGCGGTGGTGTAATATGCCGTGGTACATAGAGGCATCAACAGAGCCTACAGCGTTAGAGCAAAACATTGCAGCAGGTAATCGTGCGTTCTGCTTCCAGACATACGACGAAATGAATAAGAAGCGAGGACTGCAATGGGAGGCTTCTCGCGAGATAGCAAACGCAACGGCCGGCGGAAAGTATTACTCAATACTAAAAGCTGGAAGCGTACACCCTATCGATCTAAAGCAGAGAGTTCTTGGGGCAACTGGCGCTGGAGTTATTGGCAGGGTATATGCAATAACCAATGCTGATTACACCGGCGGAACTCAAGAGCAAGTTTATAACATGAGGCCCTCAATGGGTGTAGCATTGCAAGGTCAGTTGCTAACTGGATTTACACTTACAACTCCAGTCGCAAACCTACAGCAAGTTGGCGCTGATATACCACTTAGGGTTAACGCACAGGGGAGTCAGGGCGGTCTAACTCCAGAGGGATTTGGTTCAAACAGGATAATAGATCCTAACTTACAGAGACTTCTGGAAATTGAATCTTTGGGGGTTCAGGTTATTTCAGCCAGGATTGAGTTTTACGAAGGGCCGCTTGATTTCCCTCTTGTATAAAAAAGCCCCCATCATTGGGGGCTTAAACATTGCTGCTTCACGTAATCTTGCAGATACCGAATCTGCGCATCCTGCTTTGCTATTCCTCGCTTGAGACGAAGATAATCCTCTCTAGCAGCTTGTCCAAGCTCTGCGGCTCCTCCATCGCCCACGCTGCCGGAGGCGCTGGTTTCGGCGCTTCCACTTGGACACTTGGCACGGACGAGCACCCGCTTATGGCCAGCAGCGAGATCAGCGCTAAGCTCATCAATACGGCGTTCGGCAGCAGATAAATCCGCAGTGTATTTTTGATCCAACGCTTCGGCATTCTTAGCGAGTTCATGTTCTTTCTTCCTATGTTGTTCTGATAGTTGCGCGATGTATGCTGATGTTTCAGCGCGCTCTTTGCTCGCCTTCTTCTGCCAGCCGTTATCTGCCAGCCAGTATCCTCCAGCGAAACTAGCCAGCAGTGCGCAGGCGGTTAGGATTGATTTGATTGGCGGCATATTCACTCCATGCACAACTTGTACTCATCAGCTCGGCGCTTGACGAGCCCGTTTAGCTTCTTTCCGCCCGCGTACACCCATCTATGCAGCTGTCCGCACATCTCGCCCCACTGCTGGCGGTTTGCGTAACGTGCCAGTGTGGATGTTTGCAGATTGCCGCACCCGATGTTGAACGTCAGCGATGATACGGCACTAAATTGGTTATCGTTCATCGCCTTGCCGTTTGCGTACAGGTTTACGCACTTCTCCGCCGCTTTCATATCGCTGGCCCACATCGCGGCAATCTCTTCATGCGTGTACGTCTTGCCAGGCTTAACGTTGGTAGTCGAGCCAATCCCGACGGTCAGCACGTTGGCAGGGCACATGTATGGCTGTGTTCGGCACGACTCCGCATTGCCGATAAGCTCAAGTCCGCGCTGGTTTGTGCGCAATCCTGTATCACTAGCCATCAGTATTGCGATGATAGACGAAACGGCGCACGTGGCGCCGATTGTTAGTTTGGTTTTGCTCATTTCTGCCCCTCAATCAGCTTGTCCAAGTACCAACGCGCCTTCTTCAAATCCTCGGAAGGATTTACCTTCTTCTCATAGCGCCACATGTATTTTTGCACATTGCCCTTTAGGTAGCCAAGGAATGCCTCATGCGACATACTGGCCTTTATTGCATCAATGCACTCAATACCACCGCTAGCGTAGTGAGAAGGGCTATTTACTGGGTCGTGCTGCCTGGCTGTTGCTGCATCTTCCACGCTGACGAATGGCAAAAACTCGTCTTCTTCACGCGGAACCAGTGTTGATTCGTTCATTTCATTCTCTCCTTATTCTTTTACCCAGAAGTGGCCGTTCTCGTACTTTACATTGCTTGAGTGCCAGTCTTTGTAGGCTAGTCTGTAATCACTTTCGTGCTTGCAGTCATACCAAATGCACATCTGGCAAATAAGACCGACAGACAATGAATGTGCAAAACTCTCTTTTCTTGACTCAAAAAGCTCAATAGCATCTTCAAGATATATCAAGCCGGTGTCATCGACCATTGTGACACCATCGTAATACTGGAACATTGCGTTTTTCATTTCATTATCCCCTGTTAGTTGACACAACAACCATAACCTAAACTTTCTCAGGCGTCCACTCTTTCTTCTGCGCCAGCAGCGTGTCGCGAAGTTTGGTGTTCATTGGCTTGCCGGTTTTCTTGTTCACTAGCACGTCAACCTGACTACACTTGCAATTGATCGCTCCTCCAGTGGCTTTCGTGGCAAACCACTCCCTCTGTTGCGCGGGTGTGCAGATTGTCCCATGTCGAGCTGCGTGGTCTGGTCGTGTGGTCGACAATAGCGCGGACAGGTGCATGATGCGCATCTCGTACTCTGAATCTCCGAAAACCTCTTGGTTTATCGCGTCAGTCTCATCAAAAGAGCCTTGGCGAAAGGCATTATTGATTTCCGTAGACGCAATCCGCAAACACCGCCAATCCTGCTCAAGTCCTTTCTTTTCCATCTCTCGCGCAATGACTCGCGGAGATTGCCCAGCAGCCATGCCGCGCGTGATGATTCCTGCCATGTTGCGTTTGTCTACGTCAGTGAATCCTTTCATATCCTCGAACAGGCGAGCGTAGACGCTTCCAAGGCGGCGCTGGAATCCAGGCTCCATCACCACAGCTTCGGCGCGTAGGTATTGCAATGACGGCAGCTCTTGCGAGACCCCAGCATCAGCAGCAAGCAGTTGCGTTTGCGATGCAACCTGCTCGGCGGCTTGTTGGTATGCTCCGGATGCGTATGCGTTCGCCCACCAGCCAGCAGACCATTCACCCTGCGCATTGCCGTAGATGATTTCGTTCAGCAGAGCTTCGATGTAGCTGTTGATTTGCGACATCAGGAGTGGGTCTAGTTGGTACTCGTACACCGTTCGGTTAACTGTCAAGTTAGGCTTGATAGTTGCCGCATACTCAGCCGCCGCCTTGTAAGACTTGCGCAACCGACGACGAAGCTCGCCATAGAAAGCCTTGATGCGCGGATTCTGGCCCGTTGGGTATTGCTTGCTGCGCGGGAGGATACTTTTGATGTTCATAGTTGACACTCTGAATCTGTTGTGGATATTATGATAGCACGACAACTAGAGAGGCGGTAACATGAACGGGTTTATCTACGAAGCATGGAAAACTACGCTATTAATAATCCCTATAGAAGGTGAGTTTGTTACAGAAAAGACAGTGCTTGTTGGTGGAGTTAGGCGCAATGCTCGCAGAGCGAACGTGGCATATTTCAAGACTTTCAAAGAAGCAGAGGATTTTGTTCTGATTGCGCTTAGGCACCAATATATGACAGCAAAATTCACACTTGAAAGGGCGAAGAGAGTGGTTGCTAAACACAAGATTGATGCAAAATTGCACATGCAGGAGTGATGGAATGAACGACAAGCAGCAATTTGCCGCAATGGGTGAGCATATGCGAGAGATTGAAGAGTGCAATCCTGGATTCAAAGTGCCGGATGGGTGGAGACTGGTTCCAGAAAAACTTACTGGCGCAATGGAGGATGCTATTTACAAGGAGCTGAGCGCCGGAAGCTTGTACGGATTCAAAGGAGCTTACAAATCAATGCTCGCCGCCGCACCAGAGTACAAGCAATGAAACCATCACAGGCTGACGCCTACTGGTCAGGGTACAGAGCGGCAAGCGCAGGGCGCAAGCGCAGCGCACCATCAACACTGAATTTCGAGCTTATGCACTGGTGGCTTGGTGGGTACAGCGACTGGGAGATTGAAAACAAATAGGCCCCACAGCAGGGGCCTTTTCTTATCGCTCCGCAACAAGTTACGACACCACAGGATCGTCAATTTCCTCGCCACCAAGGTCAATGTCAGGAATCGACCCCTCAAACCCCCCAGCCTCTCTGATTTCCTCGGCTGTGTAGATTGGCCCGCTACCAGCTCGCATTGATACCTCGTTAGTCTGCGCCATCTTGTATGTCAAATCCGCCCGCTCACCATCAGAAGCTTCAACCAAGTTATCCCACCAGATTTCGATTGGCGCTTTCGGTGCTGGCATCAGGCCAACCTTCGCCATGTGCGAGAAGAATCGACGCAGCATTGGGGTGAGAGTGTTGTTGCAGCGGTCTTGCTTGTACTTGCCAAGCTGCTTCTGGTCTTCGTCGCTGGCAAGTCGTCCGGTCATCTGGCCTATGAGGATGGTAACGGGGATCCCCTGAGACGCCGCGATCTCGTTCATGCAAATCATCCAGTGGTTCATTGGGTCGGCGATGGATGATTGCATGGTATTGGCTTTCATGCCGGCAAGCAGGATTGAGTTATCGAAGCCTTTGTTAAAGTCGTCAACGTCTTCATCAAACCTTGCCCGCTTGGTGGGGTCGCTAAACATGCTTGCGGCAGTCTGTGAGTCTGTCACCTCCATGGAAAACCGCTGCTTGGCATTGCGCAAGAACCCCTCACCACCAGCGCAACGAATCTTCTCGGCGTCCATGAGCGCGTTGAAGCAAGACTCAAGCGCTGGGATCCCGTAGATAGACCCGTCATCTGCACCCTCTGCGAAGATGAACAGGCGCGACGGATGCAGCTCGAAGGATTGCGAATCACCCTGCGACTTGGTGCCTGGAACTTGGCTTCGGTAGTTGTAATATTTCGGGTTGCCGTAGTCTGCCGACTGAATGTCGTCAATCCACTGGGTTACATCCAGTTGTGACTCAAACAGCGGGCGCATGTTGAGCAGCCCTTCCGGCCCAGTGGCTTGAATTGGCCCTTTAGCCTCCGCGCCAGCTCGTTCCTTGGCGATAAGCCACAAACCGCCGTATTGACCAATGCGCTGACGAATGTCAAGAGCCCGCAGACGCTCCCATAAATCATGATACTCAACAAGCCGCTCAATGGATTTCATCCATGCGGCATCTTCGCATTCGATGTGCGGCGGAGTTTGCCAGCAAGTGCGCACTGGAAGGTCGATAACGACTTTCGCCAAACCCTTGCGACGGTATGCGCTCCAAAGGTCAGAGAATGCAACTTCGTTCGGGTAGCCGCCGACCGAGTACACATCAAGTCGCGTGTTTGCGTTGTCGTAGAATCCTGCGTACTGGTATGGTGTGCGAGAGCGTGAGCTAGATGAGTTTTGCGCGGTTCGGCGCTGGTTATATTGACGTTTCTTAGGCATCGGGGTAAACCTCCTGATTGATAACGGAGAGTTTACCCCAAATTCAGTTGGTGGGCTATTTTGAGGTGCGGTCGAGCTCTGCAAGGAGTGCGTCGACGTAAGCTATTGCAGTTGCAGCTACCGCATCTGGCTCTACTGTATTGAGGTCAGGTGCCGCAAGCAAACCTTGGAGCGCGTGCATCGCCATCATCTCGCGCTTAGTTAAGCCAGTTGGAATGCCTGGGCCGCTGTAATCGTAGTAATTGCACGAATAGCCTTCACTGGTGGCCGACTGCGGCATTGCTGGCATATCTGCATTCTTCATTGCCATTCTCCTTTTGTTAGTTGACGCCACAAAGATAGCGACAAGGCTGACTTATTGCAAGCAAAAAAATCCCCATCACAAGGATGGGGCAGGAGGTGTCAACCTAGGAGGATGGATGTTCTGGCATGATTATTGCCTATCTAATTAATTTCGTCAAGGTTGTTTACATGAGTTTGTGGTGGTGACATACTGAGATTGTAAACTAAGGAGTGGATGTGTATGGATGTTAACGGGTTTGAGCTTGGCGGAATTAGGTACAAAGAGGTTGTGGCTCAGCATGGTGTCGGGTGTAGTGGTTGCGTATTTTATGAGACAAACGCTTACAGTTGCCATGCATCGCCGGAGTGCGCTGGTGAGTTAAGGTCGGATGGAGTACATGTTATTTTTGTGAGGGATGAGCAATGATCGACTTCCAAGAATTCAAACGCGAATACATCGACGAAAATCTGCCGAAGCTGTACGCTGGCGAGCTTGATGTTGATATGGCGCAAATCGTGTGGAACATGAACAGCGAAGAGTGCTGCGAGTTTAACAAGGCGGCGGAAAACATCTGGGCCGGACGCGAAAGCCTAGCGATGGATGTGTTGCTCGAAAAACTCGCCATCGAATACCTGTCCGACGCAGCAAAACACGAATACAAAAACATGATCGCACTTGCAGAGGACGAAGCTGGTGCGGAACGGGCTTTTTACAACTTGAATCGGTGAGGTGTGTGATGGGTGAATATTTGAAGATGGCGGATGTGTTTCCGGTTGAGATTAGAACTGACGATGATAGCGGCAGTCTTATTTGCGATGAGGACGGCATCATCCTTGAAAGCTTTTCAGGTGACAAAGTTGCTGATTACACGCTCCACGCCATCAACTCCCACGATGAGCTTGTGGATCTTCTGCAAGCGCATTGCAAAGCACAATATGATGGCGCTACGCTGGTTCGCGATCTTGATGTTTTGCTTAATGGCGAAGATGGCGCTGCGATTCAAGCCAGCTTGTGCGATATTGTGGCTCAAGTTAAAAAGCATGGACTATCATTCAATCGCGTGGATGAGCTTGGGGCGGAGGTTGAGCGGTTGCGTGAGTCGCTAAAGTGGGCCGTTGGAAATCTTCCATTCGAAAATGCATTCGAGTGGTCAGATGATGAAAATGCAGATGCTCACTATGCTGCGCTAAGGCTGCTATGCGTAGAGGTAGATGAATAAAACAAAGCCCCATCAAGGGGCTTTTTCTTTGGTGCTAATATGCTATAGTTTACTTGCGACTAGGGGGCACCCGAAAGGCATCTAGTCAATGCTTGTCGCAAACCTTCCGACTACCTTTGACTGGGGTTCATTTATGGCATATCCGATACCAAAAGAAGAATACATAGACCGAATTAACTCTACAGGTCGCTACAAGTTCATATCATTTCATGGTGAATTCAAAAACGCCAAATCAAGAGCGAACGTTGAGTGCTTGAGATGCGGGCTAAGGTGGGACGCGTGCATTCATACGCTGGCAACTGGAAGCTCCGGATGCAGATTGTGCGCAAATAAAATAATCTCATCAAAAAAATCACTTAGCAGTGACATGTACGAAAGAAGGGTTAATGAATCCGGTTTCGCTAAATTCATAAAGTGGAACTCTGATAAATTTCACGCAAAATCAAAGATCACCGCACTCTGCCTTCTGTGTGAGTCTGAATACACAACAACTCCAGACTTGGTTAGACGCGGCGCTGGATGCGGCAAGTGCAAGGGGGAGAGGATTAGTGAGTCAAAAAGAGTTGATGATATCTTCTGGATAGAGAAGATAAACTTGTCTGGCAATGGGGTGTTCAGATTTGTTGAGTGGGAAGATGGGTTTAGAAACGCATACAGCAGGGCGATAATTGAATGCAAAAATGGACATCACTGGAACTCAACGCCTGATAGCATTGTTCATGGTAGTGGCTGCCCAAGATGTGCCAGAAGGGGGTTTGATCAAACATCAGATGCTTACGTTTACTCAATGCTAAGTGAGTGCGGCAGGTATTTAAAGGTTGGAATTAGCGGCGCTCTTGATAGGCGCATAGCAAACCTAAAGCTAGACACGCCTTTTGATTTTAGTGTGTATAGCCTATTCAAGACTGGTGGTAAAAACGCTATGAAGATTGAAAAGGATATACATAGCAGGTATGAGCGCGCTGGATTCTCAGGATTTCAAGGCTCTACAGAGTGGATGATTGCAACAAGAGAGTTGCTTGACGAGATGAAAGGAATGGGCCGCTAAGGCCCATTTTTTATTTGTATATCATATCAAACAGAGATGTATTATTTATCAGTGCGTAGTTGATCCCATCAAATACCGTATCTGCCGCATCGTCGTGTTTGTGGCTATCGTCTGCCGAGAATAGAGCCAGCTCTGAAACTACATGAACAACCCAATCCTTTCCAGCTGGCACCAGGAACTTGCCAGCCTTTACCTGTGGTGCGCAGTCGAGGGCTCTCGTAAGTTTATCCTTGTTTCGCTTAACTGGCGTTATTGGTATAGGTGACGCCCTGCCAACCGTCTGGATCAAGCCAGTTCCAGACGAAGCATCTTCAACAAGTACAGCCCTCAAGTTTCCGTTTGCCATGTTGCTATTCATTCCCCACGCATCACCTATGAAAGAGCGGAATGTTGCCTCAAGTTCTGGTGCCTCGAATTTCCCCCTGCACATGTCTATCATGTACAGCCTACCCTGGTAAACGCCGAAGTGACTGAATACAGAGAAGTCGTTTCGGGTTCCTGTTTTAGTTGCTGTATCTGCCGTGATAAACCTGTACTCCCAATATGGAGGTGTTGGGTTTTCTTCGTCGCCATACTGAAGTATCCAATCGGCAGAAAATATTCTCCCTGACAGCGCTATTGGCTCTTGCATATACTGAGACAAGAAGGTGTATTCGTCAATCTCCCACAAGTCCATCAACTGGCCTATGTCTTCGTTTTCAGGCCAGAAACTCCAGTAGCGCTGACCAGCAACGACGACCGATTCTGAGTCTTTGATATCAGCCCAGCATAAGTCCTTATGCTTATCAGGAAGTGTGTTTATATACTCTTCGGTTATAAGTGCCGGAATGCGCATGTGCTCGAACTTGATGCCCATTCCGTTAGCGAGCAGGAACCCGCTAGTGTCGTCAACGTGCGTGCGCTGTGCAATGCATATGATTGGAGTTGCGTTGTCTTTGCTCTTGTCTCCACGACGAGAGCGAATGGTTCCGGTCATGTAGTCGTGCTGACGTTTGCGCTTGACCTCTGAAAGCATGTCGGCTGGCTTGTCGGGGTCGTCCAAGTTGATGAGCCCGCTGAATTGCTCGCCGATGTACCCAGCGCGAGAGCCGGTAATCTGCCCGCCAACGGAGCGGCTGACAGTCTCGCCAAGGCGCTTGCCTCGATGGTCAACGACCGTCCACTCCTGCGCCTGATTCACACCAAATGCGCACTGGAATAGGCTCTGGTACTCATGGCTTGCGATGATGTCGCGGGTGCGCACTGAGTTGCGTATAACGAGGTCATTTGAGAATGACAGGTTGAGGTTGCGGAACCTGTTTAGCTTGCCGACATTCACCAGCGAATTGACATATGCCGGAAGGTGTATCGAGAAGAATTCCGTTTTCGTACTTCCAGGTGGGACGTTGATAACCCAGTTGCGATTAGGGATGCGCCTCCAGATGATGTCATCAACCAAGTCAGCGAAAAGGTGATGATGCCAATTCACGCGAAGCTTGTCGCCCTGCATGAGGTTGAACCACAGTCGCGTAAATGTGAGAAAGTCGCGCTGTGACATCTGCTTTAGCGCGACTCGCTCAGTTAGGTTTAATTCTTCGAATTCAAGCATTTTCACCTCCGGTTGTGAGGCCATTATACAACAAAGCCGCACAATGGCGGCTTTGATTCACTTCGATGTTATCACGCAGGATTCTGGTATCCGCTCGATTTCAACTCCATCCAATCTGGCATATCCAACAAAACTTGAGCCATTGAATACCTTTCTGAATTGAAAGTGATTCTGCCCGCACGTTGCGCTGAATATCTTACCGCCCTCAATGTCAATCTTGTCTATGTTCTTTTGGTGCGCAAAGTACAAAACGAAAGCAGCCAAACTGAACATTAGCACCACTGGCAGTGCACTTGCCTCTCCTTTCATTTCAAACCATCCATTTAAGCTGTTATGAAAACCCCGCCGTGCGCAAATGGGCGTAGAGGGCGGGGTCGTGTTTTTGTATTGTTACTTATTCAATAGGTTTTGGCAATGGCATCCACTGCTCCGGATCTGTTTCGTTTGCCATGTAGTGGTGGCCGTATTCTGGGCAAACCTCTACATAATCAATGTGCCAATCGCAACCATCCCACACCAATATTTCCTCACCGATAATTTCGATATCTTCAATGCTGCCTATCTTTTGCGGCCATTCGCTCATTTCTGTTTCTCCTTATTCAACCCAAGATAATTCACCAGCTCCCTCCGCTGCTCGTTTCGCAGCTCAAGAAGCGCTTCTAGGTGTGCTATTTCTATGTCTAGTTCTGCGAGTTCGGTTTGTTGTTTTGTCACAGCCTTCCTCCTTTTGTCAGACTTCCGTTGTTCGCGAAACAGCTTTAGCCACGGCGATTAGGTGTTCATTCTTCCAACTCCACCCTACCACCAGCCATCTCTTCCAAATTGCGCCGCAGCATATGCAACGCGCCGGAAGGGAAGGCTTGCTTGGCTAACCCTTGAAATATCAAGTAAACGCGAGTGTGCTCGGTCAATCGTGGCAGCAACTGCGCAACGCAACGACGAATCGCAGTGTTCGGTTTGTCGCGGTGGATCTCGCTGCAAAGCTCGACAGTGACCAATGCGCTCAGGTATGCGACGCACTCGGCGTCTCTCGCGGTGTACTCTACTTGTTGCATTGCATTGCCTCGTCGATGGCAGCGTCAAGCATTTCATCATGAAGCACAGAGTATGATGAGCCGTCAAAATCAAATGTTATCTGGTCGCCATTTGTATCGGTAAAAAATGCCAATGGAGCATTGCCGTACGTGAATGCAGACTCATCACGCAACCACCGATACCGAGCCGCGTCTTTTTCTGCTTGGCGTAGGCGCGTTAGTAGCTCAACGGCATCAATTGGACTTATGTCTGAGTTCGTGAACCCAACAAGTACATATGAAATCATTTTATTGTGCAGCTCATCCAAATCAATCATCACAATCCCCTTTCGCTAGTTGACACAAACAATGTAAATTAAAGGCTGGAGAGTGTCCAGCCCTTTGCGTTAAATTTCTCTAAGAATCGCCTCTTCCGCCGCCTTCACATCTGCCGCCGTGATGGTCACGTTAACGCCTTTCGGTGTCATCGAGCCGTCAGAGCTGATGTTATCAATGACTAGCTTATCCATGCCGGTGAGCTTGGCCTTCGCCTGAGTCGCTGCAACCGCCGCTGACGATTGCACTGTCTCAGCGGTAAGTGCGGCAACCCTGGCCTCCTCAAGCTCGTCTATGAGCGATTGAAGCGTGATTCCGCAGCGCTTCAGCATCATCAGCTTGTGAGCCTCGATGGCGTCGGCTATCTCCTGTTTCTGCAAGTTTTCAGAAGCTATGGAGTGGGCCGATGTTTCGCTGTAGCCAGCAGTCAATGCCGCCTTCGTGGCGTTGTATCCATTACTGCAATAGGCCGCAACGAATAGCTCTTGTTTAATCGTTAGGGCCATGTCGATTACTCCGAAATATCTGGTAGTGCAGTGGAGGTATCATCAACCACCTCAGCCTTAGCAAGCATCAACCCGCCAGAGCGAATCCCCTTAATGCGGTAATGCGATTGGCCGTGCATCAAGATATCAAGCTCGCCATTGAAAAACTTGAGCTTTGTTCGCTCGTCAGCCTTGATGATAACCATGCCATCGTCTAGTTGCTCAATGATGTCGAAAACACCAATTGAGATTGCCGACTTCACCTGCAATTCTGATTTTAGGATTTGTTCCATGAGTCCTCCTGTTGAATCATGATTATACCACGAATTCTTCTTTCCAAAACTCCGATGGGTCGGCCCATTCTATGTTTGCTTCTGGCTTCTCGCCAGCTCGCTCAATGCGACGAGACAGCACAAACAGCAATTCACTCGCCGCGCTATACTCCATGCTAATCAGATGCCGGTCATCATCGTGGATCAACTTCGCATCGTCGCTCTTGATGAATGCCAGCAGCTTATCGCAGCGCTCGCTGATTTCGTCGTGGTATTTTTGCAGTTCGGTGATGGTGTTCATGATGCGGCCTTTGCTTTTGCTATTACATCACCAGCTTCATCAATACTAAGAAGCCAACCCTCAAAAAAACCACCAGAAAAAAGGCTGTTCCATGGTGCTAAATCTCCATTTCTGTGGAGGCCGTGGACACCATAGCTGTTTTCAGATAAAGCGGTGATGTCTGAGACAACTTTCTCAAGCGCCGCCAGCAACTCTTTGTTCATTGCCACAAGTTCGTCGTGGCTGTTGATTGCGTTACAAATTGGCGCGTAGTAGTCTTCGGCAATGTCAGTGCTGCCGCGAAAATATTTATCATCACAGATTTGTCCATCCGTGTTTATCGACACATTGCCGACAAAGTGGCCGCTCATCCTCAAATACTTTTTCATCTCAATCACTCCTATTGGTTGACACGCAAACGATAGTGATGATTTGTGTGCGTGTCAACTTGTTTTTATTCAAACCTGATAGTGTCGCCATCAAGTTTCAGTCTTCCGCCTGAATTTGCCGCAATGCGCTTCATTGCCTCTCGCAGTTCTTGAGTTTTCGCCTTGACACCAATATTGCGCTTGATGAAGTGCAGCGGGAAGGAGAACCTTCCTGACTTAATTCCGGCAGATACAAACCCATCTACCAACCAAATTAGATCAATATTGACAGCGGGTGAATCCTTCTCGGCTTTGCGTCTGCCCCAGCGCTTTTCGTATGCGCACTCAGGGCACCCGCTTCCACGCATGACCCTGAACGCGCTTGACTTCCATTCGTGATCGCAATGGTTGCACTTGAGGATGATGTCAGTGTGCGCCGCCATCACGTTGAAAATATGCTCTCTGCAAACCCTGACTAGCCGGAATGAATCTCGCTTACCTATCTCCTCCAGATAGAACGCCTCGCCCTTTGGCTTGTTGCTCTTTCGCTTTATCATCTATTGAAAACCTTTGTTTACGGTGAATCTTTAGATGATATGCCGAATTGATTGCGGCGTCAATGGGGCGCTACACTTCCCCATGGGGAGATGCTGGGGATGTTGCATCCCCAATTCTACGCAGCGCCAATGCTGGTTTTTTAAGATGAGAAGCTGGTGGGGGACATCTGACGTGACACACCCCCCGTCTCAAAACAAAAATACCATCTCACGTATGTATATATAAAAAAAGAGATAAATAAATAAATAAATCCCCCTCTTCTTATATTATATAAGAAACCTTTGGTGGCGCGGGCTACAGAGGGGGATGTAACATCCCCCGATTTCCCCCGAGAACCAATTGATGGATGTTGAAAATCCACGACAAACCCAGCAACGGCGCGGCTTGCAGGCCGATTTCACCATCCGACATATTAGGGGGAGGTGATCCCCACCATCATTCCGGCATGTTGTAGTTGACAATCAATGTTGGATGGCGCAAGATTCGAAGCGTCAACACAGGAGGGTTTATGGAACAGGTAAGCAGCGAGATGATGAAGATGTTGGAGCGCATGGCGGCTCAGATGTTGCGCGACGGAGTTACACCTGAGGTGTTCCAGCAAGACATGGCGGCATTCACAGAAGCCTATATGGCTGACGACCTGAAAAAGACCGAGCGCATGACGCTGGCATATTTCAGCAACCAACAATTTCGCCGTGATGCAATCATGGCAACTGCCGAAATGGCATCCTAGGAGATCGATATGTCCATAGCAAACATGACACCAGAGCAGCGAGCAGCGGCACTCGAAAAAGCGCGCATCGCAAAAGCTGAGAAGTCAGCAGAATGGAAAGCTAACGCGCACCTACTGCAAAACTCGTTCGCTGATGCGGCTTATTGGCGCAAATTAGCGAGTAAATTCAACGTTCGCATGCCCGGCGATACAACCCAGGGTCAGAGCTTCGAATCGTTAGAAGGGCCATGAAGCGCCTTGAAATCACACCGCAAGAGGTGAGGGATTCGTTTGGCGGCGATGTTAAGCATCTTCACGCCATGAATCCAACATGGCCAGCTTACGCGCTCATCGGCTTGCTGCTTGAGATGAAACAAGAAAAGACGGGGGTTGGGGTATGAAATGCAAATTCAACGACTGCGGATGGTGCTACTGCGAAAGTGGCAAATCAAACGACAATAACGGAGCTTGCAACAGGCCGGAATATTGCGACGAGTACAAGATTCAGATTGAGAGCGCAAAGATAACTGAGCAAGTATTCATCAGCGGCCTGCCAGTTAGCGCCACCATCGAAACGGACGAACATGGCGCGACTTGCATCAAGATGTCGACGAGCGATGTGGATTTGCGATTGTGGGTGCGTGTATGCGCTTCTGCTGGTTTTCGGGTCATATACCAGTACATGAGTGGCCGCGCGACCCTCGATTGCATATGCGTCGATACAGCGTCAAATTATCGAGGAATCTACAGTAAGGACTTTTGCACGGTGTGGCTTGGTAGAGGCGATCTTTTCGAGTAGGCTTTGTGGTTCAACTGGATGGAGTGTGGGAAATGACAGACAAAGAATTGATCAAGCTGGCGGCTAAGGCGGCTGGTATATCAAAGCAATGGGATGGGTCGCTAGTAGATAAGGAAAATCCAAATATGGTTTGGAACCCGCTCACCGATGACGGAGATGCGCTGCGGTTGGCGGTGAAGCTCGAACTTGAAGTGAGCTTGGGCCAATTCGGGACCATCATCTACCCGCGGCATGGGAAAGTGGAGGAAATAGGTGAGGATGGCTGTGATGAAATGGCGCTTTGTCGCCGCGCAATCACCCGCGCAGCGGCTCAGATTGGCAAGGAGATGAAATGAACCTAGACCAATACGACGGCAGTGTCGCATCAGTAAAGCAAGCCATCTACGCCGAGGCCAAGGAGCGCGGCGTCTCTCCGGCTAGGGTGTGTATCGAACAAAATAAGGCATTTTGGCAGGACGCTGGCATGTGGTTTGCTCCAAAATCGGAACAGGACAACGACAGCTACAACGAATTCGACAATCTTATCGTCAACGACTCGCTAGGCGATTACACAAAGGCTGTAGCCGAGTCAATAAAGTTTCCTTTAGCCACGGCGTACTCTTTCGGCCTTGCTAGTGTGGCAAGTGCTATGCAGATAAGCTTTTTCTATAGGTACTTTGGCGATGAAAAGCCAGTAAACCTATACGTGGTTGCGTCACAACCCCCGGGCACTGGGAAAAGTGGAATAAAATCAAAGTTTTGCGACCCAATCAAGGCTGCATACGATGAAATAAATGTGACGAACAGAATTGAGCGCCAGATTCTTGAGTCAAAGCTTGCAGAGGAAAAAAAAGAGGTTGAAAAATCTGGTAGCAGCGAGAATGAGCTTCGCGCGAGACTTACTCGCATGGAGGAAATTAAAAGCAAGATTGCAGAAACTCCAGTTTATAAATATGCCTTCCAAGATGTCACGCCGGAAGCCCTAGAGGTAGCCGCATTAAGCCAGCGTGGCATATTCAATGTTGTCAGTGACGAGGCGACCGCCGTATCAGCGCTTCTTGGCACCATGTACGGTGATGGCAACAAAACGAACAACGGAATGTTGCTCAAGGGCTGGGACGGGGAACTTGTCGAAACGGGCCGCATCAGCCGAGAAGGAGGCGTCGGCACAGTTCGCGGAGTGTTCGCAATCCTTGCACAGGACGAGGCGATTCGCGGCATGATAGAGAACGGGTTGCGCGGGAACGGTGCGCTTGAACGTTTCCTGATGGTGCGCGAGAAGCCGACGCTCGGGACGCGAAACCACGCAATTTACACGCCAGTTCCGTATGAGCTGAAGCAGCTTTACGAGGAAACTGTGACCAATCTTGTGCGCCAGCAGAACCCTGTTTGCTTCGAGTTGTCCAAAGAGGCACAAGAGTATGTTGCGTACCTAAAGAACGACTATGAGCCTCACCTTGCTGATGGCGGCAAATATTCTCATGCTCTTTTGAGGGGTGCAATCGGCAAGTTAGACAAAAACGTTATAAAGATTGCCTGCATCCTGCACGGCTTCGAGAATTGGAAGCCAAGCGGAAAGCGCTCAAAGACGGTGCAACTTGAGCAGATAATGCAGGCCCACCACGTCTACAAGCAGCTTATCCAAGCTTATGAGACCACCGCGCAATCACAGGGCTACATGGGCGCACAGACCGAGATGAGCAAGGTGATCGACGCGATACAGCGCCAGATTGAGCGCAAGAAGACCAGCATTCCGCTGCGAAACCTGCGAGACCTGCTGAAATCTCACCCCGTGTTCGCTGGTATGCCGAAGCTGACGGAGCACTTGAAGACTAAGGTTTTGCCGGATTTGGAGGCGGCGAATTATGTGGTGTTCCATTCAGGAACCGTTTACTTCAATCCTTCGCTAAGGTAGTTGACACGTGCGCGACTTACTTGTTAGTTTACTAATCGTAATCGCTTGGGCAATGTTGCTTGAGCTGACAACTTACATAGGGTGAATGTGATGGCAAAGCAGTTTTTCAGAGTTCAGTGGGTTGATAAGGCATTCGGTGCGGCTCCAGGCGCTGGAGGAATCAGCCACGCATCAGGATTCCTTGGTTGTGACATGATTCAGCGCCAGATCATCGACCTCATCAAGGAGGGTGTTGACGAAGATTCAATAAAGGTTTTCGTAGACCTTCCAGGAGGCCCGGATGTAACAAAATGGCAAGTAACCCAGGCAAAGAAACGGATGGGGAGAGAGTGATGGACAAGATTCAACAAGAGTTCGAAGTGTGGGCAATTGAACATCATTTCAGCACAACAAAAAAACAAGATGGCGTGTCTTATGCGCACGACTCAACTATGTGCGCGTTTGAAGGATGGAAAGCCTCGCGATCTGCGCTGTGTGTTGAGTTGCCAGAAAACTGCAAAGGCATGGCACTAACAGTGCAAGAGTTGCACCGCGAGCTAGACAAAGCGGGAGTATCATACAAATGAAAAAACCCACCTTCTACAAACTCGCCAGCGTTGCATTCGTGCTGATTAACGGCGCTATCGTTTACGGAATCTATTGGGCCATGTGATGATCGACTACCGCAACGAAATCGCCCCTAAAATGCTCGGGCTTTGGCCCGAGTTTTTCGCCAATATCGGAATTGATGTTGGCGTGATGCGCGGTCAGAACAGCAAAAACGGGCCGTGTCCGCTGTGCGGGGGAGATGATCGTGCCCATTGGCGTGATGTTGATGGCCGCCTATCTCTTTATTGCCGCTCATGTGCCGCAGATAGCATGAAGGCACCGGAGCAAGTGTACATGGAGGCAACGGGCAGGTCTTTCGCTCAGTTTGTTGAAGACGCATCACGCTTCGTGTCGTATGTTCCGAACGAGGTAATTGCGGCAAAGGTTGTGCAACGCAAAACATTGCGCGAACCTGCCTATTGCTCGTCGATGCCAGATAGCGAGTGCCTAAAAGTGCTTAATGCGAATCCTGATTCGCTGCCTGTTTTCAAGCGAATCGACGGCAAGCTGGTGATGTGTAACGTGGCGATGCAGGACGGTTCGTTCGCAACTGGTAAATATTCCAGCCTCGGGTTCTCCATCATCGGCAAAGGAAGTGTTGAGGCTGTAACGCATGATGTATCACTTGCGAGATGGTTTGCTGACAAGTTCGAGTGCAGGGTGGTGTGGTGCCTTAACGTTTTCAACCTAAGGGAGATTCTTAGGGTCGCAAAGAAGCCAGTTAGGGTGATATCCCCAATGGACTTTGATGCGCTGTGCGAGATTGAGAAGGGGAACGCTGATCAGATTGTTGAAATTTTTGACATAAACACCGGGCTTACTGCTAGGGTTGACTCTGTTGAGAAAATACTTGATGATAATTCGTGTCCCGATATTGCGGGACACTCTGGAGATTGATATGATAGGAAAGGTGAGGTGTTGGAACGAACAGTGTGGTGCATTCTTCATCGGTACGGCAAGGGCAAAATACTGCTCTGAACGATGCAAGAAGGCATATCAAAGGGCTAAGAAGAAAGCTGGAGGTGATGGTGAGAAAACTAAGCAAGGAGGTCTGGGAGCAAAGGGTTAACGAGGCTGGAAATGGGCGATACGAGTTTGTAAAGTGGGCGGTTGATGGGGAGTTTGGAACTCATAAAAAATGCGTAGTTAGGTGTGCCGTAGACTGTTACGTGTGGAGCGCCACACCAAGTAACCTTGTTAGTGGCGGATATGGTTGTCCTAAATGCGCAGGCCAAAGAAGATGGACAGCCGAAGAAAGGATTGAGCAGATAAATGGCTTGAATGGCGTTAAGTTCATCAGGTGGGTTGATGTATATAAAAACAACAAAAGTAAGGCAGTTGTAAGGTGCTCCATTGATGGGCATGAGTGGATCGCAAGTGTTAGTAACCTTGTTAATTGCGGGGACGGTTGCCCACAATGCTCAGGTAAGCGAATATGGACAGCCGATGAGAGAATTGAGCAAATCAACTCACTTGAGAATATTGAGTTTATTTCTTGGTTTGATAGTTACAAAAACAAAGATTCAAAAGCAAATCTTAGATGCTCAAAAGATGCGTTTGTGTGGAGCGCAACTGTTGGCAGCCTTATTAATAGCAGGCAGGGCTGTCCGAAGTGCGCAAAGTACGGTTATGATCCAAGTAAAACTGGATCGCTTTACGCATTGCGTAGCGAATGCGGTAAATATGTCAAGGTTGGTATCAGCAACAAACCAAAACAACGCCATAGGCAGCTCGAACTTGCCACACCATTCTCATTTTCATGCGTTGAACAGATTTCAGGTGATGGATCGAAAATTGCCGAGCTTGAGAAATATTTTCACGACAAGTACGAATGCTCTGGGCTTTCAGGATTCAATGGCTGCACCGAGTGGCTGATTTGCACGCCGCAGTTACTAGAAGAATTAAGAGAATTGGAGGATGTAAAATGAGCATTCCAGATCTAGGCCCAATCACGCCATACTACTACCAAGTAGACTGCTTCGACCGAACAGCAGAGGCAATCCGCAATTATCCAGGCCCTATCTACATCGACTCATCAGTAGGCTCTGGCAAGTCGTTCATGATTGCAGCGGTGGCAAAGCGCTTCCACGAAATCGGATGGCCTGGACTCATGGTGACTCACACCGAGGAGCTTGTGAGCCAAGATGCCGATGATGCGTGGCTTGTCGGTTGCCCTGTGTCCATATTCTGTGCAGGGCTTGGACGCAAGAGCACCAAGGAGCAGATCATTTTCGGGTCGGTAAAGAGCCTCCTGAATGCCGTAGATAACAAGCTGGCTAACTACGTGCCAAAGTTCATCCTGATAGATGAATGCCACATGGTCCCACATGAGTCAGAGGAAAGTGAATACATGCGGCTCATTCGCCATATGCAGCAGCGAAACCCGAAGCTGATTGTCATTGGGTATACCGGCTCGGCTTATCGAGGAGTTCAGCCGCTACTAGGTCAGTTTTGGAAGAAATGCGTGTTCAAGAAGCCGATGGATGAGCTTGTTGAAGAGGGGTTTCTTGTCCCTATGATATTCAGTCCGCACGTTGAAGGCTATGACTTGCACGAATTCGCCCCATCGCACGCAGAAGGAACGTCTGATTTTAGCGCGTCAGAGTTGCAGGCTATGTCACGCAAGATTGCGAAAGAGCATACCAAAACCCAGCAAATCATGCAGGAGGTAATCGAGCTAACAAAGGATAGACTTGGTGTTCTGATTACCTGCGCTGGCAAGAAGCACGCAATGGAGGCCGCAAGCGTTTTGCCTGAAGGCTCATGGGGATTCATCGATCAGAGCACCAGCAGCAGAGACCGCCAGCGCATTTTGAACGACGCAAAGAGCGGGGCGATCAAATACGTTTTGCAGATTGGCACTCTTACAACTGGGGTCAATGTGCCTCGATGGGACACTAACGTTTTGCTGCGCCGCATTGGGTCGCTAACCCTGCTTACTCAGTTGATTGGCCGGACGGCTCGCATGTTGAAACAGGAGCAAATCGAGGCTGGCTTGGTGAAGAACGACCACCTAGTGCTCGATTATTCTGGCACCTTCGAAATTATGGGCGAGCTGTTTTACTCGCCAATCCTAGAGCAGGAGCAGTTCGAGCGTGCCAAACGCGAAGGAGCGTTGATTGAGTGCCCGGCGTGCGGCGGACTGAATAGCGAGCACGCGCGCCGGTGCATTCATGAAGACCATGCTGGGAATCGCTGTACTTTTTTCTGGAAATCGAAGACGTGCGATTGCGGTTGCGAGAACGACATTGCCGCCCGCGAGTGCCGCGAGTGCGGAAAGATGCTCATCGATCCGAATGAAAAATTGAACAGCAGGGCCTACACCAACAGCGACTGGAAGCCAGTGCGCGACATGGTGATGGTTCCGACCGTTAATGGCGGCTTGTGTGTGATGTATCACTTGGACTGTGTAGATGCAGATGGGAAGCCAGAAGTTGCCACCCTGTACTTCAACCCGTGGAGCAACGAGCAGGCGCGGCGCATCTATCTCAACAATTTTGTGTACAAACATATTTCTACATGGCCCCATCGCAATCAGTTCGGCGCATTGAAAAGTGTCGATGCCGTATTGAAGATGAAAGCCATGCTCGACATCCCGCAGTTCATCACGCACCGCTTGAACGACAAGGGAAAGTCGATTGTGCACGGGATGAAGTTCTCCACGAGAGAGGTGAAGGGCTCAAAGGAAGTAGTTGACAGTGAGTGATGGCTGTCGTATCTTGATGGTGTCAACTAGAGAGGAGTTTAATATGTCAGCTTCAATTATTGCTGGTTTTATAGGTTGCGTTGCTTCTGCTGCAATTGCTCAATTCTTTGATGTAACAGCAATCGCAACATTCTGCTCTTATGCGGTAGGCGTCTTAGCTGGAGTTGTTGTGGCGGTGGCAAAATGATCGGAATCTTCACCAAATCCCAGCTTCCAGCTGATGAGTTTTACCATGGGGAAGGTCTGTCAAAGGCAGACCTTGACCTGATTCACGACAACCCGTATCGCTACGCGCATAAAGGCGAGCACAAACCAACTCGCGGTGAGGATGTTTCCGTTGCGCTTCGTGCTGCACTGCTTGAGCCGGAATGGTTCGCAAGCAAGTTTGTTATTCTTGACGGAGTAGAGTCTCGCTCGTCCGCTGAATACAAGAAGCATGCCAAGTTGCATGGAGCTAACTTCGTATTCACCGAGAAAGAGGGTGATTCGATTCTCGGCATGTTCAATTCGCTGATGCAGAGTGACGACACTATCGACGCAATTGGCCGAACTTACGAGACTGGCGTTGCGCTGTACGGCGAACACGAAGGCGTCACGTTCAAGGTTCGCCTGCACTACCTTAGCGAAGACGGCCATGCTGTATACGTCAAAAAGTCTCACAGCATTGGCGATCGTGAGCTATCAAACTCGGTCGGACACTATCGCTATCATGTTCTTGTGGCAATGGCGCAAGATGCGTACAAGCAAGCAACCGGAAACGATCTGCAATCGTTCTCGTTCCTTTGCGTCGAACCGGAAGCGCCGTTTATGTGCCGCAGCGTGTCGATTGATGACATATCCATCGAGCTAGGGCGCCAGGAATATCAAGCCGACATCGCGGCATATGCAGGATGCCAGCAAGCGCAATCGTTCGGCTCGCCCGTGTGCGAACCTGCGATTATTGGAGTGCCTGATTACATGTTTAGCGGCGATGATGAAATGGTTTTTGGGGAGGATGAGTGATGAGCATTGAAAGCATCGCAGACACAATTAAGCCAAAGTCAGACCAGCTTAATGCCGACGACCTGATTGCTGGTCCGATTACAGTGACAATCCTTGGCGTTCGTCGCGGCTCAACTCGCGAGCAGCCAGTAATCATCGACATTAACGGCGGACACATGCCATACAAACCATGCCTGTCTATGCGTCGCGTACTTATCGCGGCATGGGGTGATGATGCCAGGGTATGGGTTGGTCGCAGTTTTACGATGTATTGCGACCCGTCAGTGAAGTTCGGTGGAGTGGCATTGGGCGGCATTCGTATCAGCCACCTTAGCCACATCGCTCGCGACATGTCGCTCATGCTGACCACGACCCGCGCAAAGCGAGCAGCGTACAGCGTGAAGGTGATGCCACAATACGACTCCGCGCAGTTCGCTGATAACTTGCCGAAGTGGAATGCAGCCATTTCTAGTGGACGTTTCAGTAAGGATGGTGTAGTTTACAAGGCTCAACAATCTGGCAAGCTGACAGAAGAACAAATTTCAATGATTGGCGCTTGATGCGCCAACTTCAACCGGAGAGATAGAGAATGGCCCATATCGTAGCAGGAAAACTTCGCAAGCCGACATTCATCAAAGACGGCTGCGGGCCTGATGGAAGCAGCAAGATGTATGGCATCGAGCTCGCGGAGGTAATCAAGGATTACAAGACTGGAGAAAAGAGCTACACAAACTACAAGGCGCTTTTCTTTGCAAAGACAGATGCGGCGAAGAACTACTATGACCAAGCGCTTGCTGAAGGTTCTTATGTTGTCGTGGCATGTGAGAAGATTAAGCTGGAATCACGCGAGCATAACGGGCAGGTATATCACAGCTTGGTGATGGAAAACCCGCGCTTGGAGGGTGCTAACTATCCAGAAACAGCGCAGAACGGCGGATGGGGCCAGCCACAACAAGCCATGCCGCAACGGCAAGCGCCGCAGCAACAGCGTCCAGCGCAGCAAAATCCTGTTCAGCAGAATATTCAGCAGCCACAGCAACAGCAATACGCGAACCCGCCGATGGATTTTCAGGATGACGTGCCATTTGCGCCTATCGGCCTGCAACATCTCGCACTACTCAACGCAATGTAACAACAGGGCCGCACTAGCGGCCCTAAATATAGGTGATGCATGATAAAACTAGAACGCAACAAATCAGGTGTGTTGTGCGCATGGAGCGAAGAAGAAAACGCGAGCAATCAGAAATCGCGCATTGAGAAGTACGAAGGTTGGGATTTCGCGGCATACGTTAACCACCATATGCCTGAGCTGGAAATGTTCCACGTTGCCAACGAGGGCGCATTCTCACCACAGCACAGAGACTCGCTAACGCGCTCAGGAGTGCGCCCTGGTGTGTCAGACTACGTGATACTGCATCGCACGGCGCAAGGACACCCATTCGCCCTGATAGAGCTTAAACGCATCAGGAAGCGAGATTCAAGCATCAGCAAAGAGCAGGTGAATTTCTTGCTGTCACGTGAGAATCAAGGAGGGTTCTGTTGCGCAGCACATGGAAAGAATGCAGCCATAGCAATAGTTGAATGGCTGTATAAAGGAAAGCCCCTCGACTGAGGGGCTTTATTTACATTACCTTTATTATGCCAGCGCCGAGTCCCGCTCCTGCTGTTCCTGAGAAACCGGAAACCTTCAGCCGTATCTGATGTGTGAGAGAACCATTAGGGCAGTTAGCTGATTCAGTAGTTCCGTCAAAAAATACCGCTGATGCTGTAAGTGCAGGAGCATCGCCACCACCTCGTGACGCAACGTCCAAATAACTGATAAACTGCCTAATGCTGCCAGCAAGAAATCCGGTGCTGACAATAACTTTACCAACACAAACGGATCTATATTCTGATGACCCACCAGGGGCAGGGTTTGCACTGATGAAAACATCGTAAACAGAAGCTTTTCCAAAACCTATGTTATCAGTCAGGCTATATATTGCAGTATTAATGTTTGACACCAAACCAGACACCGAAAAGTCGGAAAGTGGTATTGCAGATATCTTATCAGTAGTTATCGCCTTTGCGGTTAACCCAGTAGAACGCTGTACTACTCCGAACTTTGAAAGTTTATTTCTAAGCACTGCGTCTGTTCGGTGTAGTGGGTCTGAGCGTAGACTGTTCGCACCTATGTTAAATTCCAGTGTTGACTTGACAGCAAGTGCGTTGTAGGTGTCCAGATATGCCAGCATTCCACCAGAAATTTTGTCGCAAATAACATTACTGTCTACCACACCACGACAGTCATTCATTGAGAATGATGAAGGTAATCCTGTAACCGCAACAAGGACGCCTGAATCATCCCTTACCCCAGTAGAGTTGCAGTACAACTGACAGTCTTCAAAGCTGACGGAATGACCTATAAATGGAAACACCGTGGAGTAAGTCGTGTAATTGTATACAATAGGTGCACCAGCAAACTCCCCGCCAAACCTAGACCCCTTCGCGCTTAGTGACCGATAGTTATCAATCCATCGACCAACTGACGCTAGGTTTGCCAGCGGGACACCAATAACGTTGTGGAAGTTAAGGTGTGATGCCTTGTTAATTATTACACCCTGTGAGCTGTTAGCTGTTATCCAGCTTTCTGTTATGTTAACAAGGTCTCCACTCTCAAAATCAAGTGACCCTCCAGTTGTTAGAGTTTTAACAAATTTGCTTTCGTCAATATTGATTATAGTTGACGGGCTGTTTCCGTCAGTTGTTACATGGTAGTCAGATTGGTTTATAAACTCACATTTGTTTATGTTAATTATGGCCGTGTCGATGTTATTTGTTTTAATCGAAATGCCTTTACTTCCACCACGAAATACAATGCCGTTAATGGTGGAGTTATACCCAATTCCGCCGAACGCAATCACACCGTCAGCAATTTCCAAGATTGACTTTTCGCCAATCACGTCGAAATACACGCTACCAGCAACTACATCGTCAGTAAGATAGTCATCAACTTTATATTTACCATAGGGAAAATACAAGTAAGGCTGACTACCAGAGCCGACAGCGCCTGCAAAACTACTCTGCTGTCTCAGCTTTTTTATGTACTCGACAGCAAGCCTAACTGATGCAGAGATATCTGTCAGCCCACCAGGGACGGCGCCGAAATCAAGGATGCTTACGCGCTCTTTAACCAGTGATCTATCGGTGAATCCTGTGGAAAGTGGGTCTGTTCCAGCTGGGTATGTCCCAACTGCACCAGAGAACGCTTTCCCAGCTGACTCATCGAGTGCAACATCATTGGTGTTTGATAAGGTAAAACCTATCTGAAAGCTTCCGTCAACTAGCCTGAGTCCAGCGTCAGCATAGCTACGCCGCAGGGCCTCACGAACTTGAATCATTAGCACTGGGTCAAATCGGCTAATCCAAGCACCGACAGAAATACCTCCAGTGCTGGCTGGGTTGCTTGTTACTGGCACAACCTTAGGGAATGAACCAGACCATCCGTATTCCTGCCCATCACCGCCATCAGCAACATCCCACAGCAGAGTTTGTCGCGGATTTGTCAGAGTTGCGCCCGCTGCAAAAGTGCCTATACGAGTGAACCCCATATTCAGAATGTGGGAATCGAAATCTTTATTCATTCCAGCCACTGTCCTGACAATTTCACCATCGCGCTGATTATATGTATCCTCATCTGCGTTCATGAATACGTCGAGAGATTGAAGGTTATCGATGCCATCTCTGACATCAATAGATCCATCAGGAAGCACCGGATTGCCTGTGCCATATTTGTAATTAACAACGCGCTGTGTCATGAGGTTAATGTCCTTTCGTAAATGCGTGAATCGTATTGTACCAGCTCAATAGAGAATGTTCCGTCACCATTGGGTCTTTTGCTTGAGAAAATGAAGTCGCGCTTATCTACCTCGGTTGATTTAACTAACAGGAAGCGGCTTCCAAGTTGTATGTCTATTCCATTAGCTATAACAGGTTCGCCAGCTGGTGCCTGAAATGCTTTCTTTTTTCCTGAAATTGGTGTTGCCGCAAAGAAAGATGATGCGTACCCAAACCTATCCGTTATTGCCACTTTGTATTGCGCTGAGTTGTCGCTAAAGTCGCATTCTTCACTGGTGAGGTAGATGCCATTAGCTGCGTCATACCCAACAATTTCACCGCTAGACACGCCAACGTCCGCCACGTCAATCCAGCGAACCCTATCACCGCGCCAAGTGTACTCGGCATCGTTTAGCGCGGTATCTGTCACATATTCGCGCTGATACACAAGTTTGCGCATCTCAAGCTCGGCGCGGTCTAGTGCTTGCTCGTAATTGGAGCAACCGTTTAGAGTGACCTTGCGAGCATTAATTCCGTATCCGTGCTTCGGCTTGTTGAGTGTAGCGTCCCAGCTTACGTTGATGTATTTCTTGGTATTAGTGTCATCTACGTCAACCCACTCAACCTGAACGCAGTCTTTTCCATCTGTGTTTGTCGGGCTGATTGTCAGATTGTATTCAGCGCCTGATGTGGTGCGCCGGTCGAATACTGCAACCGGAGCTGGCTGGGCTTCATCGCGCACGAACACATACTTAGATCCCTCTCGGTTAACCAAGATGCGCCCAGCGTCGCACATGGTTGTTATGCGATCACCCAGCGGCACGTTGGCATCATCGAACGTGTAATCAAAGTATCCAAAACTTGCCGGAGTGATTGAGTTTTGGATCTCAACCAACCCTTTTAGGTCTATCTTGGCCGCCGCAACGTTACCATCAACAATCATATGGTGAGCAACGCTATCGACAATTCTACGGCTTTTTGACAGCGACGTGTTGATTGTACCGTCAGTGTTAACGGTGATTACCTTGCGCTCAGCAATGCAGTTAAACTTCATCTGCCCGCTGCTGGTGCTAGTATCCGTTGCTGTTGATTCAACAACTATAGCAGTCCCGCCAACTCCGTTAATCTGGTACAGAACATTGCTCTTAACACGAACTGAGTAGAGCGATTCAAGCGTTGCTTGGTCAAGGTAGTTTTCTATATCAGCTACGTTTGTGCGGCGTATCTGGAAACGGTAGCGAGCATTACCATATGAAGGTGTAAGCTTGCGTGTGTAATATTTCTGGTCGGCTGTATCACCTGAATAGCTGAACGATTCATCTTGGCGTGAACCTGCAATTTCATCGCCATTAGAATCAATTGCCCACCACTCAGCGTTAAAGTTTGCAGTTCCTTTTAGTCCGCGAACAAAGGTAACGTTGTACCATATCTGGCTTGCTTCAACAGGCATGGTGAACGGGCCAACAAGAATATTGGAAAGAGTTTCCAGCTCAACCGCTCCATTAAGAGGCTCGGTGCCGAATATCGGCCTATCTTCCACCACGCTCAAGTTGAACTCGTACTTAGTTTGAGTCTCTGGCAGCACCGGTGGAATTATGGTGATCGAGTTTATTGTCGCGGTATCATCGTAATCCCTGATTATTGGAGAGCCAAGTGAAGTTGAGTCTGTTGAGAAGGTAACCTTTGCGTTAACGCTTCCAGAAACAAAATCATCATAAACAGCTATTACGTTTGGTGATTCATAAACTTGAAATTCAAGCATCCCGCTTGGTGCAAACGAGCCTGAAGCGACAGCAGAGTTAAACAATATGCCGGTTGGTGTTCCCTCGTTGGCTCCAACAATGATGTTGTTATCAACAGCTGCGTTAGCGAACTGCTCGATTACGGTTGGTATCGGCACATTGTCGTAAACAAAATATTGGCTGTTGGTGTAGTCTCCGATGTCAGTGTCAGCATAGCGCACATCTGAAACCTCAGCAGAGCCGCGAGTAATCCAGAAATAATGCTTCAGCGTGCGGTCGTTGTTGACGTATTCAACAACTGCTGGAGAAACTATGTCAGGGTATGCCCGCACTCGCCCGAATATGTCAGGTTGCGCTTGGTATGCCCGAGGCGCGTTGGTTTGACCGGTGAAGCTGTTGTTGCTTGATTTGCTGCTTGTGTCGTCATAGCCGAAAGGTTTTTGCGTAAACATTGCCACGGTAGCCGCGGCTACAATTGCGACAATGGCTATCACGGCGATTGATGCTAGCGGCCTGTTGCGCATTATGAGCCGGTCGCAAGGCAGCGGGAAAGCGTCAATGTTCAGCGCCTCTGGCTTAATCACCTTGTCGTTAAGCATCAGCTCCCAATCGCGAGCATCAAGTCCAGAAGGGAACAGTTCGAATAGGTTATCGCCCCACGTCTTGGCTTGGTCAATCTTGTGGCGCTCGAATGACGCCATTGCTGGGTCGTGGCAGACCAGTATCATCTAAGAAGCTCCCGATGGATGAAGAATCGCATGTCGCGGTACATTCTTTGCATTGATTCAATTCTATCACGCCGACAGAATGCTAGCTTGCGCTCTCTTCCTCCAGCCGAGTGCAAGACGCGACCGCTAGAGATAACGCCACAGTGTCGCGGTGAGTCGCCAACGTATGCCATGAACACCACGCCATCCTCGTCTGGCGAGAACGTTTCAACCCAATCGCCGGTTGCTAGCTGCTCGGAGATCCCTGTTTCAATGTGCCCTATGTGCGCTTCGTGGTGGTCATTCTCCAGCTCAATGCCGTGAACGTGCCGATAGTAAAGCACCACAACACCCCAGCAGTCTGCGCCAGAGAATGTTGAACCACCCTCCACCCAAGGGGTGCTCATTATTAGCTCTATGAATTCGGTCTTTTCCATACAAACCTCGCAATCTTCATTGTCACCATGATACACCACCATTGACTGCAAATCAGCGTGATTGTATAGTGAGTGTGCAGCTAGACCGGCCAGTCGAAAATCGCTACGTGGAGCGACTGCTGCAAAACCTCCCACGCACCACCCGAGGTGAATCATGAGACTTATTCCAGAAGAAATTCGCATACAGCAAATAAACAATTTACCAAACATTAAATTCATAAAGTGGCACGATACCTATAGTGGTAGTTTTTCAAAGGCCGTAGTAATGTGCTTGCTTGACGGGTACTCTTGGTCAGCAAGAATTAGCGATATGATAAGTCATGGAAGTGGATGCCCGCAGTGCGCTGGCAACAGAAGATGGACGGCAGAAGAAAGAATTGAGCAGATAAATAAACTTGATAATATAGAGTTTGTTTCTTGGGTTGGCAAATACAAAACGTGCGAATCAAAAGCAAAGGTTAGATGCCGTGTTGATGGGTTTGAATGGGATTCAAGCGTTGGAAACTTGCTTCACTCTGAAAGCAGATGCACTCATTGTTTAGGGCTCAGAAAGTGGACAGAGCAAGAGAGAATAAATCAGATTAACTCAATAGGTGGAGTTAAGTTCATATCTTGGGTTTCAACATACAAAGGTAGGCACTCAAGGCTTATCGCTGAGTGCCTTGTTGATGGAGGTATGTGGACTGCAACCGTGAGCGGGTTGGTTAATGCAAGAAATGGCTGCCCACGATGCGCAAAGTACGGTTTTCAAATAGACAAGACAGGATACCTATACGCGCTTAGAAGCGAATGCGGAATGTATGTGAAGGTTGGCATCAGTAACAAACCATCGCGGAGACATAGGCAGCTTGAAAGATCAACACCATTCAAATTCTATCTTATAGAGCAGATTTCAGGTGATGGGGAAATGATAGCGAATCTTGAAAAGCACTTTCATTCAAAGTATGAATCAGCTTGTTTTACTGGATTTGATGGCGCTACTGAGTGGCTGATATGTACTGATGATCTACTAAAAGAGCTTATTGAAGTGGCCCAATAAGGGCCACTAGTTATACCTGCTGTAGCTGTAGACCAGAGAACACTGACACGTCATAGAGAATAGCAACAGGCCGAATCATTGGATTGCTATCAGATAAGGTTAAAGTTACAGATTCCTGATTCATAGAAATACCAGACTCATCGATATAAAGGTCGTATTGCTTCTGCGGCACATTGCGATCACTATCTCGCCACGTGCAGATTGTCGCGCTGAACGGCTTCAATCGGCCTGAGTCAGACACTTGACGCCACAACTTAGTGACCGCATCGCCAATCACTGCGCGTGGGAACGTGGCGCTTGCTGTGTTCTTCAAGTCCTCGCCATTCTCTGGCTCTTTCATCTGCATTGGTGCTGGTAGATAAACCTCTCCTCCGAAGGTTTGCTCTTTGAATGTGTTCGCCACAATTCGCACCGCATCAGTGTAGTCTGGATGCGACACCTTGAGCGTTTGCCATTCTTGTTCTGGATTCTTCTGCACCCAGAATTGCCTTTGTGCGTTTGTCGTCATGCTGGCACCAGTGTATTCAAAGCCAAATCCCACTCTCCGCGATACTGCCAGAACGGAGACGCAACGAAATCCCAGTTATTCTCAATGCCATCAGGGTATGCCAGCGAAGATGCGAACACTGTTCCAGTGTAGGTGTGAACGCTACCTTCCTGCGAATGGTCTAGGATGGTGTCACCTTGTGCGGCGTAGAATCGCACCTCTTGGCTTGCTAGGCCGAACTCTGTACGCATCGGAACAGTGAACGGCAGGCGACCCTCTTGTAGTGCGCCCTTGAACCATCCGGTGAACCGCTGCGCATCGACTTGCCGGAAGCGAAACGTTACGTTGAAAAACACGGGGTTGTCTGCGCTGGTGTGTTTTGTGTAAGCCGCCCCCGAGCGAGGCTGGTACTGCTGGAATGACGCGCCTTGGGTGCGCGTTTTGGTCATCAATACGCTTGATAGGCCAAATGGATAAGCTATTGCCATGATATTCCTCTCGGCACGTTTATTGCATTCTACAACAAAGGCCGGTAAAAAACCGGCCATTCGTTAACCAAGTCTTGAGTATGCACCCGCCGATTTCATCGCAGCCCCGACCTTGCCGGTTCGCGTGTTCATCTGATTAGCTACGGCAGTAATAGCGAGCTCAACCGTGCGCGTCTCTGGGTCGTATGACTGCTGAGTTTGCACCAAATCGCTCGCTTGGTTGGTGATGTTGAACGTCACGCCACCACCCGCGCCACCCATCGGCGTAACCTGACCGCGCGATCCTGGAATCATGTAGCTAGAACCGCCAGAGCTAAACAGCTCAGGCGCGTTACCCTCACCAACGCGATACATTGAGCCAGGGTTTACTGGACCGCCCTCTCTACGCCCGCCCGCAACAGCCAATCCAGATGCAAGCGCCGCTGTCGAGGTAAGCGCCGCCTGAGCTGGCGCGGCGTTGGCGCCGAACGATGCAAGCGATGCCAGAGCGGCTGCTGGCGCATAAGAGGCAGCCATTGCGGCACCGGTGCCGGCAGCCAGCGCAACCTGAGCAGCAGAAGCAGATGCGGCCATAGTCTGCTGTAGCATCTGTTGCTTAATGTACTCGATTCCCATCCCAACAAGCGCACCAACGGCCTGATTAAGGATGATGTTAGCAAAGTTCTGCATCGCCTCGGTTGCGCTCATAGTGCCAGAAAGCAAGCCTGAAATTGTGCTTGTTGATGCCTGACCAAGTGCGTTAACAGAGTCCATAACGAAGGCGTTACCTGCGCTTTGTGCGCGGTAAAGTTCCTCTGCTGCGGCAAGGCGTTGCTGTTCGTACTGTGTCGCCAGTGCGTTTTTCTGCATCTGGAAATTCTGCTCGGTAATCAGATCTTTCTGGCGAGCTTCAAGCAGCATCGCGCTTTCTTCTGCGTATTTGTTGCTAGCGCCAGCGATTGGATCGAACCTATCTTGCAACTCTCTATCTTTAGCAGCTTGCTCTATGCCCTTTCTCTTTGCTTCGTCCAGCTTCTTCTGGCGATCTATCCTTGCATCAAGCTTGGCCGCCATCTGGTCTTGAGCGTAGATCTCTTTAGCAAGCGCGTCGATTTGCTCTTTCGATGCGCCAGACGAAAGCTTTTGCTGCGCCTCAAGACGAGCCGACGCCTCGGTGTGGCGAAGCTTGGTGCTTGTAAGCTTGCCCTCTGTTGCATATAGAGCTGTGTACTGTTCATTTAGCTGCTTTGTTCTAAGTGTTGCATCAAGAATTATCTTGTTAATTCTATCCTGCTCGCTTGCAGCCTTCTTTGACATCGTTGCAGATGGAGATGACGAGGCTGGCTTTTCATTTTCTTTCTTTTTCTGCTCTGGTTGCGCAGACCCAGCGGCTGGCTTACCTTGAAATACTGCGGCCTGCTCTTGTAGTTTTTTCAGCTCCTCTCTGATGGACTTGGCTCTCGCCTCGTATTCCTCAGCTTTCTTTTTATCAAGCCCGCTCGGCCCAAACAGCCCTGACCCTTCTTCCCTAAGTGACTTTGCGGCAGACTCAAGCTCAACCATTTCCTCGTGAAGGCTGCGAATCCTAAGCTGGGTTCCTCCTATTGTTGTTGGAGCATCTTTTAGTGAATCAAGGAAGTTTGCAGCGCCAGCGGCGCCCCCTGTAAACAGTTCAATAGTTGCGCGAAGTGCTGGATTTAGCGACTCACCGATAACAAGAGACAGCCCCTCCATTGCAGAAGATAACGCCTTTATGTCGCCATCTAGGTTATTGGTTCTTGTTGATGCCTGCTCGTATGCCGTGTTTGTTCCTGTGAGCTTTTTCTCCAACTCATCAAGGGCATCAACGTTATCTAGCAATGCTTGCGCAGCGTTTACGTTCTCAAGACCGAACCGCTTTGTCAGCTCTGTGGCGCCTTCGTTCATCGATGCCAGATTCTGTAACGCACCAGTCAGCCCGTTTATTGACGGCCTGAGCTTGCTGTTTGTGTCAGTTTCCAGCTTCAAGATGATGTTGCGAAGTGCAGTGCCCGCCTCAGAACCTTTTATTGAAACCGCCGACAGAGATTGAATTGCGGCGTTAAGCTGCTCAAATGGTATTTTTGCGGCGGCAGCGGACACGCCTGAAACCTTGAGCGACTCGGCAACTTCACGCACTTCGGCTGCTCCAAACTTTGACCCAGCCGCCAGTACGTTTATGAATCTGTCTGCCTCTTCAGCTCCAGCTCCAAACTGATTCAGTGCCGAACCAAGGGTGTTCGCTGCATCTGGCAGAGTTGTTCCAGCGGCCTCGGCCAATGTTACTGCCGAGCGAGTAACCTTGTTTAGTGCCGTTGAGGACTCAAGCAAATCAGGCTTGGCTGACGCTATTAGCTTGAACGCTTCCGCTGCCTGACTGGCTGACAATGATGTGGTGGCCCCTATGTCCTGAGCCTGCGCCTTTAGATAGGCAAGCTGGTCGCCAGTCGCTCCTGTTATCGCGCTTAGATCTGAAAGAGATTTCTCGAACGCGCGGTTATCGGCAGCTGCCTTAACAGCAATGGCCGATATTGCAGCAATTGCCGCAGTTGCCGCGACTGATGCGGTAGCAGCAAGATTTATGCTGGATGTAAGATTGCTGAACCCATCACCAAGATGTGAAATAATCCCCCTCTGCTCATCAAGTCCCGAGTTCGCAGACCTTACCGCAACGGCAGTCTTTGATAGTTTTCCATTAAACTTATCAACTGAAGCGTCAGCTTTTTTTGAACTGCGCTCTATTCCATCAAGTGATTTATTGAAATCCTTAGATGACTCAATTGCTTGCGCAGTTTCAGCGCGAACAGAGTAGAATATTTCACCGACTTGCTCAGCCATCGCGGCCTCCGTGATTCGTTTGATTGTTCATTATAACAGCTGGTCAGTGTCACCAAATAGCGCATCTATCTCAGCGGCGCTCGGCAAATCAGGCTGATACAAATCTGGGAACTTTGCTTTCATGGCGATCTGAAAATCGACAATACACATTCCCCATGCGGATTCTGTAGGAATACCAAGGTGCGCAACGGCAGCACCGACAAACTCAGCGGCATCAAACTCGCGCATTGGCTTTCCTTTGCTCTGCTCTTTCATCCTGAATGGTTTTCCGATAACACCCATGTAAAGCAAATCCACAGCCATCAGTATCTGCGCCGATAAATCAACCTTGCCCTTCACCATCACCACGCGATCACCATCCCATGAGCTGGCAGTTTCCCACAGTAGTCCTTTTGGAAGCTTACGGTCAGAGCAGGCCGACATTACGTCATAAGCCATGGAGCACAGCGCCACGGTGTCAGCGTTGTCTGACGTAAGATAGTTGTAATAATCAACAATCTGTTCTGGCTCACCAACTGCTGCGATATGCCGAAATGAGGGCGTGAACGTGTACGACTCTCCGGCATATAAGATCGCCTGTTGTCCTATGGATAAAATCGGCACCATAAAATCCTCAATAAAAAAGCCCCACGAATGGGGCTATATTAACACGCAATCCACGATTAAACGGTGTTTTGCGGGGCGTTTGCGGTGCCATCGGCAACAGTTACCGCACCAGTGCCTGACAGGTCGCTAGACCAGGTGCTCACGTCGTCATAGGTGCCGGTAATCTTGAATGTCTTCATGTTTGCTGGGAACTCATACGAGCGATAGACATTAGTCGCATGGCTGGATGGGCGGAAAATTTTCACCCACACTTCCACCTGTTCAGCAGCGCCCATCTTGTCATAGAAATAATCCTCGATTTCGTCGAGGTTATCTGCCGCCTTGGTTGATGTTACACCGGACAGAGAAACGTCGTGGGTTGCAAAGGTGGACAGGTACTCGCGGAAAACCCCGTCACTCGTGTCGGTAGTGGCGTCCACCTCATCCAGCTCTGGGCCGAATTCGCGGTCTCGAACTGCGCCCCAACGAATGTATTGAGTTGCGGCGGTAGTAGTCGGCTTTGTGGGCTGAAGCGCCACATACACCGGCATCAGCTTGCCAATAAAAGCATTAGCCATATCTTAATCTCCAAAAACTAAAGTGAAGTCAACTTCAAAAACCGGACGTCCGGAATCAGTCCGGTATGGGCCAATCACGTTAG